GTCACAGATGATGTTGTCTCCATCACGTGTGAATACTAATTTAATTCTTGTCTCTTCTATCATGGCCAAATGATGTATGCATATATTATAAAAGGGAAACTGACATTTGTCAATCCCCCTTATGTATGCTAGATGTAATCCTTTCTTGCGTGGTGTTCTGGTACTACTTTCTTCAGTGTTACTGTGAGTAGTCCGTCCTCTAATGTGACTTCACCTACCTCGGTGTCGTCAGATAGTGACCACTGTTTTGTGAAAGAACGTTGTGCTAATCCCCTGTGAGTATAATTCTCAGGTTCCTTTTTCTCTTCCTTCTCTGCTGATACGATTAGTTTACCGTACTCTGTGTAGACCTTGACTTCATCTCTCTTGAATCCTGCGAGTGCTATCTCTAGTCTGGATAGTACATTTGATTCGTGGATTAAGTTATAGGGTGGATAGTTTGATGTAGTTTGATTCCAAAAAGAATCAAAGTACTCGTCCATTCCTATACTGTTCTTAGAAATTTTGTCAAATAGTGATGGTAAATCGGCAGCACTATATCTTTGAATGTTCATGGTGACCTCCTTGAGCGTCGTTAGTTTATGTACCCGAAGCGTACACTACTAATTATAATACTTTTCTAAAATTAGGAGGGTGGATATCCGAATACTGGAAACACTTTAGTGATGTCCCCCATCTTCTCCTTGTACCTACTGATGTATGGTTCTTGTAGGTATGGCATGTAAGGTTTCTTTGTCACCTTGTACTGTAGGTAGCTGTAGTCAAACTGATACCTGTGACATAACCTGTCTGTAGTATCACCTAAGCGTCTATGCTGTACTATACTGTTGTCAAAGATTACTAGGTCATCGTCATTCTCCCACCAGTAATCATAGGTATAACCTTCTAGATCTTTTTTAATCTCTGCTAGTAGTCGATCATTGTTACTACCACTGACAGTATTATATGGGAAGTGTAATCCTTTGATGCCAGCAGGTGACTGTATCACTAGAGGTATCTCTGTCTCTGGATCAGGACACATGTTTTTATATACTACATTGTTCTCATCGTTGACATTTATCTTACCCTCTTGGAAGTTGTGGATCAACACCACCTCATCCAGTTCACTACGCATACTCTCACTAAGACTATAGTAGTAGGGTGCTGTGACCATGAATCCAGTAGCACTTCTAGTCATACCATGATCACCAAGGAGTGCTACGCCTGGTGTGAAAGCTATGTCACCACTCTCATTACTATGCCATAGGAGCTCACCACTACCAAACAATCCATTAGTTTCTGAGACTCTAACGATGTGCCCTGTGTTAGCATCACCACCTATTCTGGCATACTCTTCTTTTACTTCTGGTTCTACTTCCTTAGCAGCATAGTTCTGTCTACACTTGCCCCACATCTTCATCACCTTATGAAAGTGATGTCTCTTTAAACCTGTGTCACGTATAACCATGACAAGTTGATTCATATGTAACTTGCCGAGATCCATCCACTCTTCCCTCGTAAGGTGAGCGAAGTCTAGACCGTCAACAAATACACCATAACCTTCTAGGTTAGGTATCTCACTAAGTCTTTTTCTTTCCAATATTATATTTGCTCTCCAAGTTCCAACCACCCTTGTCCTTATAACTTAGGACTTTGATCTGGCTAAGAGGTGCTACATCTACAATAGTATCTGGTTGCTTGATAGTAATTAAACCCCAGTCACTTAGTAACTGTATGATTCTATTGCGACGTTGTACATCATTGAGTGATAAGTTTGCTGACTTACCATCCAGTGCGAACAACTCTTTAAAATGTACGATATAATACTTCCCTTGCTTATGAAGTATGTGACAGGACTGGTACAACTTCTTCTCTTTTCTAGAAGCTACTCCTATCCTCGTTAATGTTTCTCTTACCTTTAAAAAATCGTCTGGTTCGCTCAAGTTTACTTCTACCATTTGATCAGGTGTCCAGTGGACTTCCTGTTCAGTGAATGAAGTGCTCATCGTCTTCCTCCCTTCTCATGTTTTTTACGAATGTATTCAATTTGGGTTTTGGTGAGAAGACTTAATGCGATCTTCGCTTTCTCATTACTATAATCATAGTGTTTTTTAACCAGATCCAGATCTTCGATCTGTTCTTTCTTCAACCAAGGTGTAAAACGTTTACGTTTTCTCAAAGTATTTAGCAAGAAATCATATTGAAGTCGCTTGTCTAAATGCTGATTGAGATTCATAGCATTCGCAAATAGTATACTATCCACATGTCCTGAGAGACATCTGTTAATAATGTAAGGAGGATAAGATTTAA